CTCTACTTCAACCGTAATTGGATTGAACTTGTAGACACTGCACCAAAAGACGTTGAGATGTGTAGGGCTTGGGATTTAGCTTCCACTAAGCCACACCCTGAAAACCCAAAACCTGACTACACCGCTGGTGTTAAGATGGCTAAAGGGCGGGATGGCTTCTATTACATTCTGGATGCAGACCAATTCCAAATGTCTCCCGGTGAACGTAATAGAGAAATGGCGAAGATCGCTAAGTTTGACAGCGATGATTGCTATCAAGTGGTGCCTCTAGACCCCGGTGCTGCTGGCAAAGTGGCTTATCAAGAGCTTGCTAAAATCTTCATCGAAGAGGGCATCATTTGCAAGGCGGATGAGACAAGAGGCGATAAAATCAAACGATTTGAGCCATTCTCTGCTGCTGCACAATCAGGCTTGGTGAGGGTTGTGAAATCAACATTCAATCCTGAGATGCTTGAAATTTATTTAAAACAGTTGGAAGGGTTTACAGGGGCTAGATCACACGGTTCAAGAAAAGATGATTTGGTGGATGCCACATCATCTGCTTTTGCATTCCTGTGTAAGAAGAAGGTGTTGCCTTCTTTCACCCTGCAATCTTCTAATTCCCCTTCCCTTCTTGCCTCTAGTGGGCTTAGACAGAACGTATAAAGGAGCATTTCTTTGGCAGAAACTAATCAAGTGAAAGCGTCTGCTGATGAGGCTGTCAGTCGTATGCGTCTGGGGCCAATAGGTGGCACAGGGCTTCGCACAATAAATGGGTATGTTTACGAAGAGGCTAAGCAAGAATTACGCTGGCCTCAGAGTAACAGAACATTCAAGCTAATGTCTTATGATAGCACAATCAAGGCAGCTAACACAGCCCTTGATGTAATGATTGGCAAAGTGAAATGGAAGTATGAAGCGCCAGAGGATGCGCCGCAAGCGTCTAAGGATGCTGCTGATTTCCTGAACTACTGCATGGCTAACATGGAACAGCAGACATGGCGTGAGTTCATTAACGAAGTGGGGAGCTACCGTATCTTTGGCTACCACGTTGCTGAAAAGATTTGGTCTGTTGTTAAGACAGGCAAATGGAAAGGCAAGCTGAAATGGAAAGCCTTGGCTACACGCTCACAAGACACTATTGGCAAGTGGACATGGGACGCCAATGACCCTGACACACTGACAGGTTGTGTGCAAGACCTTTCCTTTGTCAATTCTGACATCACTAGATATAACACTAGGTTGTCTGGTAAGACAGAGATTGAAATCCCCCGTAATAAGTTCCTTCTGTTCCGCTATGACCCCAAGAAGAACAATCCAATGGGGAATAGCCCATTGCTTGGGTGTTACATCCCTTGGAAACAAAAAACCATCACGGAAGAATATGAGCTTATCGGGCTTAGCCGTGATTTAGGCGGTACGATTGAGATTGGGGTTGCTGCTGAATATCTGGCGAAAGCACAAGAAAACCCAGCAGGCAATGAAGCCCAAGTGATTGCTACGCTGAAACAAAATGCAGCGGATCTCCATGCTGGTGATAGCACATTCATTATGGTGCCTCTGGCCTACGATGACAAAGGCAACGAACTGTTCACCTTCAAGCTGAAAGGCATTGATGGGAGTGGTAAGCAGTTTGCCCTGAATGAAGTGATCAACCGCAAGCAGAATGAAATCCTCACCATCTATCTAGCTGATGTGTTGAAGATGGGGCAGGATAAGGTGGGGAGCTATTCACTTAGCGACACCAAAACTAACTTGATGGCTATGGGGATTCAATATCATCTAGATATTATTTCCGATGTTATCAACAACGATCTTGTCCCTCAGACACTGGCTATGAACGGTTGGTATCTGGAATCACATGAAATGCCTCGCATTGTTTATGATGATCTGGAAGATCAAGATCGTGGTGAATTTGCTAAAGCACTCCAACAGGCAGCAGCCGTTAATATGGTGTTGCGTACACCTGACACCCTTTCCCACACAGCTAAAATCTTGGGCTTCCCCGGTTGGGAGAAGATTGCAGAAATGTCCCAAGCTGAGGTTGATGAGCTAATGACAGACAACCGCACTGGCGCTGCCGGTGGGATGGATGAAGGCTTAAGCAACGGGGATGGGAGCAGCACAAGCAAAGGTGCTGACAGATCAGCCGCTAATAAAAGTAATAAATAGGAGACAGAATGGCACATGAACTATTCAGGCTAACGTCTGAATTGAAAAACAAGCCACAGCTTGTCACCGCAGAAGCATTTGAGCAGTATCTGTCTTATCTGGAAGATAGAAATAGCGGTGTATATGACGCCGCTATTGAGCTTAATAAACTAAGTAAGAAGTCAGATGATAACGACGAGGATGATTACGTAGACGTAGAGAATGGCTATGCTGTTCTACACATTGATGGCCCTCTGACATATCAACCTACATTCTTTCAAATGCTTTGTGGTGGTATGTCCTATGCCACTCTTGAAAAACAAGTGGCGAGTGCAATCAAGCAAGGTGCTTCCACAATCATCCTAGACTCAGACAGTCCCGGTGGTGAAGCATACGGCTGCTTTGAAACAGCTCAGAACATTCGCAAGATGGCTGATGCAGCTAATGTGAAGCTAGTGGCCTACGTTGATGGTATTGCTGCTAGTGCGTGTTATGGCCTTATTTCTGCTGCCCATGAGATTGTAATGAATCCAGATGCAGAAGCAGGCAGTATTGGTGTTGTCACCCGCCTGACTAACACTAACGGAAAAGATAAGAAAGAAGGGAAAGAAACCACATACATTTATGCTGGCAATTTTAAAATCCCATTCGATAAAGATGGACAGTTTAGAGCAGAGTTTATTGCAGACCTCCAATCTAAAGTGGATCGCCTTTATTCAAAGTTCGTATCTCATGTATCAACAATGCGTGGGATTAGCGAAGAAGCAGTCAAGCAAACGGAAGCTAAAATGTTTGTAGCGGAAGAGGCTTTGGCGCTTGGCTTGGCAGATAAGATTCAGACTAAAGAAGAATTTTATGAATCCCTGTCAAACAACAATGGAGGCTCAATGGCCGTTTCAAAATCACGACTCTTTAAAATGGAGTCACAAGAACTAAAAGAGGAAACTCCCGAAATGTCAACAGAACAGTTTGACGCCATTCAGGCACAGCTTAGTGCTCTGGAAGCTAAGAACGCTGAGTTGGCTGCTAAATACGCCGAAGCCCAAGCCATGCTTGAGGAAGCCTCTGCAAAAGCCGCTGCTGAAGCAGCCGAAGCAGAACGTCTGCGTGTTGCCGCTATCCATGCTCAGTATGAAGAACTGGCCTCTACCCTGTCTTTCGTCAGTGGTGACAAAGCTGAATTTGCACATGCAATGATGGCTGTTGCTGATCTGGGTGAAGCGGGTGAAGCCGTATTGTCTGCTCTGGGCGATGCTCAGAAAGCCATTGACGCTTTTGCACTGAACACCGTGGGTGTTGATGCCGATGCCGGTATTGAAGTGGTAGGTGGCAAGTCCGCTACCCTCGCTGCCAAACTCAAAGAAAAATATCGTTCATAATAGAGGAACACAATAAATGACTATTCTCGCTACCAAAGACCGCATCGTTTCTGATGTACTGAAGCATGAGTATGCCCCTGAATTTGGCTGGTGCCGTGAAATGCGCACCGTCACCCTTGAAACTGGTATGAAGGTTGGTGCAGTTGTCACCGCTGCTGGTGCTTGGGTTGCCGCTGCTGCTGTAGCTAACGCTGATGCAGTTGTAATTGACCCACGCCTTGATGTTGCTGACACCCTCGGTACTGGCGCTGTTAGCGTCCTGTGCCTTGTCCGTGGCCCCGCTATTGTTGGCCGCAGCTACCTACAATTCAAAGGCTCTGTCTCTGAAGCCAATATTGATTCAGCCGCCGCTGCTCTGCTGGTTAAGCAGATCAAAGTTGAGAAACAAGTGTAAGCCATCTGGCGCACTTATTCCATAATTAGAAATAGAGGAAATATAATAGATGGCTACTACTCATTCATTTAACCGTCCATACGAAATGGTGGACTACACCGACGAGTGCTTGCTGATTCCTAACCAGTGGGGTTTGCTAAACACTCTCGGCCTGTTCTCTCAGGAAGGCGTTGCTCAGAACACCGTCACCTTTGATAAAACCGCCCGTACCCTTGGTCTGCTTGAAGATACCGTCCGTGGCGAACGTGTTCGCTGGAACAAAGGTGAAACCAGCCAGCTTCACAGCTTCTACATCCCCCACTTCACTCTGGATGATCGCATTCTTCCTGAAGATATTCAGGACAAACGTAAAGTGGGCAGCACTGACGCTGAAAGCCTTGATAACGTCCGTATGAAGAAGCTGGAGCGTATTCGTAAGAG